CTAGATCATGATGGGTGTCGATTCATCGTTCAGCACCAGCATGGAAGTTTCTTTCTTCGGTCCGGCCAGTACCACTCGAGTTTCATTCAATGAGATACCGGCATGGGAAGGCAGGGCAAACAACGACAGAAGTCCGGCAAACGCCACACTCATGGCAAGGAACTTTTTCATGGAATTTCTCGAAAGTGCTGAAAGAGACATCGGTGCGCTTCTTTCTTATGGCGTGTTCATTATCCAATACGGGTGATTGTGGGACTTTCATCGCATGCCTTTATAAATGCCGGGGCATACTAGTGGCACTGGACTTTCCCAGGTATCAGTCGATTCTTAAAACGTTGGTGACCCCTGGGGCACTGGGACAGAAGTGCACAATCGGGAGTATTCCGCGACTTTTGGCAGGTATAGCGCGACCTACTCGTTATATTGATGGCGTCCCATCCACCGGCTCGCTATCGCAGTCCGTTCAAGATATTGGCTTGGCAGGTAAGGGAGTTGCTGTGCCCTGTTCGCCGAGTTGGATAAGCAGTAAGTCAGCCCCGCCTCGAACGCTTGCGTCGATACGCTAGCCCGTCCGATCACCGCTCAACCGAGGTGCTCGCCCGCGTGCTTCTGCCGGCTACGTCCAGGTTTCCTCAAGCTGTTCAGGTTTCTTCAGAATTGTCTTCGAGACATGCGCGACCGCTCTGATTAGAGTGGTCCCGCTTGCCCGGCCAGGTGTGTTTACGATGGATTGCTGAACGGCCAACAGCTGGTCAGGGTGGGCGCCAATTCAGATCCGGCATTGTGCCGGGTGATGTTGCGGTGTCTTTGCATAATCCCTCGCTGAAAAAATCCGGAAGAGCGATGCAGCTCTTTCTCTGTCTTAGGCTTGGTTGATCGCTCCTTCGCGGTTTGGCCTATGGCCTGTGTCTTCGGCTCCGCTGGCCCATGAGTTCAGCCATCCCAGGATCCCCGTGTCGGCTGGGAAAAATCTGCCTTCGCCTGTCTGGAAAGCTATAATCCTTTTAGAATCAGATGGTTATGATTTTTTTAGTGTGATAGCCTGCTGGCATCTCTGGTTTTTATCAGTGGCATGCAGCTTCCTTCTGCGCCGGTTCGATTCCGGCCGTAGCCCCCACCGATAGAAACAGCTCTGTAGATCTATGATTTACGGAGCTTTTTGTTTATGGGCAGGCTCGATATTCAGTCTTGAATTTGACGCCAACGAACTTGCTTCAAAGGGAGGGGATGTATATATTTCACCCCCTTGCCGCAAGGCGCTGAAACGGCTCAAGCCTTTCAGACCGCAACACCGCGCTACCGCCCGAATGGCGAAACTGGTAGACGCATGGGACTTAAAATCCCCCGCTCGTAAGGGCGTGCCGGTTCGATTCCGGCTTCGGGCACCATCTATTTCAAGGGTTTGCGGCTGTTTTGGCTGTGAGCACTCAAACAGTGAATTGCCGCAATCCTAGATTGTTGCCGCAATTCACTTGGTCGGCGAAACCTTCTTGCCCCTCCTATTTCGGATGTAATGCTCGGTCATGACGACGGTTGTGTGCCCAAGCTGGTCCCGGGCCTGGACGATATCGCTCGACTCCTCCTTGTCCGTACCGGCCTTAGCTCGTAGATCCCTCATCTGAAATTCCGGCTTGGCCACGCCAGCGGCTTCTCTGGCCAAATCAAACCTTCTCCGCAACATTGCCGTCGTCATCGGCGTGCCATCCTCCAAAACGATCAGCCGCGTCGAGCGGACCTTGTGGGAAGCCTTCCTTGCCACGATTCGATCAAGAACAACCTTCAACTCTCCAGTGATCTCGATACGTCGTTTAGCCTTTGTCTTTCCTTGCTGAACAGCTAAACGTCCTTCGCGGATGTCGCGCTCGTCCATTTTTAAGGTGTCAGCGATTCGTTGTCCGGTCAGATAAAACAGATCCAAGGCGTCCTGAAGGCCTACATCTGCCTTGTCATACACGCGCTTCAGCAGTTCATCCTCGACATATGTGTCGCGGCCGGTCTCTTTGTTCCCCTTGATTCCGGAGCAAGGGTTTGCCAGGGCGGTGTAACCTTTGTCGCGTGCATAGTTCCAGATGGCGCTGAAGAGAGCTTTTTCGCGATTCGCGCGGACTGGCGCCGAGGATCTCCAGGTCAAATACTGCCTGATATGTATTGGCTCGACTTTGTCCAGTGGTCCGGGCGGGTCGTCGAAGAAGGCCAGCAGGTTTTTCATTTCCCTGAGGTTGTCCTTCTGGGTATTCGAGCCCTTTGTAGGAACGACCTCCACTAGGTATTTCTCCGCAACATAGCGGAAGGTGATGACCTTCGCGGCAGCTTCTGTCGCGGTACGGTCACGCTCAAGGCGTGCGTACTCCATGATGGCAACGCCGTAATCCTTCCCCAGATAAATCTCTTTGCGCGGCTTCCCGCCAAGGTCGTAGGTGAAATACACCAGCTTGCCGCGCTTCCTTTCCCTGAGCCGAGAAATGCTCCCGGGCTTTGTCGGTCTACGTCCCATTTATCCCGCCTTGCGTGGCTTCCAGGTTAGCTTTTCTTTCGGATCTACCGGGCCGCCGATGAGCGCCGCTGAGATGACGCATGGCCATCCGCTGCGTTTGATCGTGTGGCGAATCCCATTTCGAACGAGAACTGCGATCTGACCGGCCTTTGTCCTTGCTCCGGTCAGTTGACACACATCCTCATGTGATAAAAATTCAATTGTCATAATTTTCCCCATGCCGCCCGCGGCGGCAGAGAATGAGTTCAGGGCCTGGCCCGCTGGATGATGTAAACGATGCCGCTTGCGGTGACGGCCAGCCACAGCACCGACCCAGCAAAGGCGGCAATGAGGGCGGCCTCGGTCCCGCTGTCCAACATCCCCGGGACGGCGTAGAAGAGCCAGAGCAGGGTGATCAGCAGGTAGGCCAGCATGCCGACCAGGATCTCGAAGAGTTTTTTTGCAGACATGGGGATTCCTCGCCCGCCTGGCGGGCTTCTGAATGTTGAGTGTGATTTGCAGAAAGGTCTTGCAGACGCCGGCGTTGCGCGCGGCTACTGTTGGGTTGTTCGCCCGGCCCGTTGTCCTGGCTATCCGTCGACTTTCCAGCGGGCTGTGGCGAACTCCTATTGCTGGATCAGCGCGTCAGGCACTTCAAAGAAGCCAAGCCTGCCCTTGAGCGGGGTGAACGGCAGCGGCTTTGGATCGCGCAGCAGGAGTCCCTTCTGACCCATGTACCAGGGCGAGTCGCTGGTATCGAGGCTGTCGACCAGCCCAACCGAGCCGATGATGCCGCCGCGCTGCATATCGGCACGATCAGGCATTGGCAGGCCGCGGTCGTAGCAGTACAGCAGCGCCTGGGTGAACTCAGCGCTGGTCATGCCCTTGGCGGCGTGCACTAGGAACCGGCCGCGATACTTCGTGTGCCAGCTGCGGTTCTCGATGTCCTTGCCGCCGTGGACGATCAGCCATGCCCAGGGCTGGCGAATTGATAGAGCTTTCATCGCTTCGGCCCTCGGTAGATGTGCTGGCCCAGGTTGCTGGCCGGGAGCTGGGGGCGAAGTTGCTTGCGGAGCGTGGTTAAAGCTGCTGCAGAATCCGCCTACCAATCCAGCGAACCACGGTGACAGCCTTGCTGTTGCCGATCGCCTTGTAGCGGGGCCCGTCCGGGCATTCCTCGGCAGGCTTGCCGCGCCAGGGGATCAGCGTGTAGTTGTCGGCCATGCCCTGGAGGCGCTCGCACTCGATTGGCGTGAGGCGGCGAACTGCTGATCCGCCTACCAACATGGACGCCTCTGTAGTTGGGTTGCTGTTGTTGCGCATGTTCCCGGACCGTAGTGTTGGAGACAGCTCCGCAACGATGTTCGGCCCCAGGGCGGAGTTGGTGTTGTCCAACTGCTTGCCGTAGTTACTGGTAACCGTTTGCGCGATCTCCCGGCAGTACAGGGCGTTCTCCTGGCCATTATTACGGCCCAGTGTGTGGGCCTTATCAATGCTGACGCAGGGGTCTTGCGTGCCATGCACCACCAGGTGGCTATGCTCGTGGTTCGCGTCTTGGCCAGAGCAGCCTTGCAAGCGTCCGTAGCTCGCATCGAGGGTCGCAGCGACACATGGCACGTCGTCGTAGCTGTAGCCGCCATTCTTCCGGCCGCCGCCGGCTAGCGTGGGAGCGACAAAGAACGTCTCGCTTTCGATGTCCAGTCGGCTGTCTTTCGCGGTGAGAGTCGCAGCTCGCTCGATCGATCCGCTCAGGCTGTGGCCACCGAATGCCGGTATCCCGCCGAACATCCCGACCGCGGGCCCCTCGTCACCCTCGCAGTTCGGGCAGCCGTAGACGCCTAGGGATTCCCCAAAGACGTATCCGCATCCGCACTGGAGCGCAGGGCCGAAAGGAGCTGTTCCGGTAACGTCTTGCCCCTCGCCTCGGCGCGGCGCAGTATCCCGGCGCACGCCTTCGCGCTCAAAAAGTACCTCAGTGGGATCGAACCCGTCTCGAGCACTTGCGACAACGAACACACGACGGCGTCGTTGGGCCAGGCCGAAATATTGGGCGTCCAAGACCCGCCACGCGATTGTTCTTTTGGGTCCATACACACAACCAGCGTCCTGCCATTTCTTCCCTGGAGGCTGCAGCTCGCAGTCTTCCCCAGCAAGCGCGCCAAGAAAGCATCCGAAGGCGTTCCCCTTGTCACTGAGGACGCCGGGGACGTTCTCCCAGGTGACGATGCAGGGCGGCTTTCGCTGACCTGCTCGAACATAGTCAACTGCATCTGCAAGCTCCACGTATTTGATGGTGAGGGCGCCGCGGGGATCGGTTAGGCCTTCGCGCATACCGGCCACGCTGAAGGCCTGGCAGGGTGTGCCGCCGACGAGGATATCCGGCGCGGCGATCTTGCCGGCCAGCACCAGGGCAGCCAAACGGGTCATGTCGCCGAGGTTTGGCGTATCGGGGTAGTGGTGGGCCAGCACCGCGCACGGGAACGGCTCAATCTCAGCGAACCAGGCGGCACGCATTCCTAGCGGGTGCCAGGCCTGGGTCGCAGCTTCAATGCCGCTGCAGACGCTTCCATAGGTAATGGGCATGGTTGATCCTCGCCGGCTGGCGTGATTCGTAGAAGTGGGCTATTGCTTGATGGCCCGGCATGAGGCCGGATCAAGGAAATCAGAGTGTTTACTGGAAAAATCCCGAAAGAAATGCCGCTAAAATTGCTCCGCGCAATCGATGGCATGTACCTAGATAAGCACGGCCATGGCATCCGGCATTTGGATGAGTTCTTCGCGTTGGCCACTGCTCACGAACTGTTCGATCAGCACATCGACGGTCTTTTCGAAGTGGAAGGAAACGTCGCACGACCGTTGCTTCTCGATAACTTCAAGGAACTTGAGCGAAAGGGATACATGCGGTGTGAGGGAGGGTTGAAGTACTTTCTGACCGAGGCTGGTTACGAACAGGCATCCAAAACCAAATGGCAAAGTTTTGTTGATTACTGGAATTCGAATCCTGGGTTGAACACGCTGGTGGCGATTCTTAGCGCGATGATTGCCACGGTGAGTCTCGTTGTCGCCATCATAGCGCTGAGCAACACAGGCGCGCCTAAACCCCAAAGTAATCAGCCTGGAACTGAAACGTCTCAGGTCCTGGCTGCTCCCCAGAAAGCAGAAAATAGCCAGCCCATCCAATCGCAGAAAAAGTGAGATATAGGTCAGGCTTCGACACCGGTCTGGGCAAATCGCTCAAGTTGTCGCGACTGCTTTTCCGTGATTACGATTTTCTGTCGCGACATGCTGGCGAAGCGTGCCGATTCTTCGACCGACGCCGCAGCCAGATTCAGGATCAGCGTCGACACCGTCTCCTGCCATTCCTCAAAGCCGTGGCGCTCGCCGAGGATCAGCAGGGCGTCATCGAGAGCTTTCGAAACAATCAGCGAACGTTTCTCGGCGCCGATCCGCTCGAGCAGCGCCTTCTCCTTGGCGCGTTTGTCCTTCTGCAATTGGGCATTGCTCTTGGCCATGGCCTATCTCTTCAATTCCACTGGCCGGCAGTGCCAGCCAGGTCTGTCGTTTGCGTTGTTGGGTGCGGAAACGTCTCACGCTGCTACCTTCACCTGATTCCAGGCGCCGATTGATGCCAACAGGGAGGACAACTGCGCCTCGGGCACAGAGGTGTTTCCAGGAACGGCCAGCCACCCCATGCCGACAAGGTGGTTCGGATTGCAGTCAGCTTTCACCTCGTCGTAGAAATGCTCGAGCACATCCGAAAGCCTTTCCACCAGGTGGACGCCATCCGGTGTTATGTCGATTGACTTGATGTACTGAGCGCCATCCTGCCGAACGCAGATGCCGGCTATGTAAATCGTCCAGCGGTGCGCTACATCACACAGCGCGTCGGAAACCGGCTTCGAGAGAATCTGCTTTCCGTTCTTCCAGTTGATCATGACCTGAAGGCCGCTCGGGTCGATGTTGATAACTGCTGCATGGTTGGTGTTGACCAAGGCCCGCATACTGCGCTCGATCTGGACTCGTCGATTGCATGGTTTGCGCTTGCTCATAGTGAGTCCGCCATTTTTCGAAGGGCGCGGCGTTCGGCCAGAGTCATCGGTCTCGGTTTACGCTTGAGGACCGTTTCAGGATCTACCCGGGTTGAGCGGGGAGGCTGCAGGGGATTTCGCGGCGGGCTTTTCAGTCGGGAAATCTGGCCGCCGGAGGCCAGGTACTGCGCAACCTGGTCACTGAGTGATTCCGCGCTCTGCCGCTGTTGCTCGATCAGGCTCAAGTGGTTGCTGATCATGCCGCCACCTTCACCAGCCTCACGCCGGCCATGCTGAACTTGGTGCCCTGTGCCGCAACCATCGCGTCGAGCTTTTCCCAGTCCACGGTCAGCACCGTGATAGGCGCATGACCTCCGGCGACGGCATGAATCAGCGCCTCCAGGTCGAACACTTCAGCCTGCAGGCTTACCGGCGCCGCAGTGGTGGTCGCTGGCTTCGTGGCGGACTGAACCGGTGCGGCGGGTTTCACCGACGCCGGGCTAGCGACTGGTGCAGGCTCAACCGGCGTCCTGGCCTTCGCCTCGTCTTCCATTCGCTTCAGTTCCTGCTGGCGGATCTGTTCGCGTTGGGCCTCGGCTTTCTGCTCCTCGGCCTCCTGGTGTTCGGAGATCCGCACCTTGATCAGCGCGACTAGGTCGTCGTTCGCCTTCATCACCAGCTGCTGAACATCGTTGAACAGGAAGGCGTGATCGACTGCCAGCTCGGCCAGGCTGGCCAGATTGATGCGGATTGCGTCCGCGGTTTGGCTCGCAGCAATTTTCGCCCGAGCCAGCTCGGTATCCACGGCGTCCTGCAAGCTGGCGATCGTGCGCTTGTTCTTCATGGCGCCGACGAAGTCCGCAGTCACCGCCGGCAGGGTGACCCGGCCCAGAGTTTTGTTTATCGCTGCGACGTGATCCGCCAGCGCCTGCTCGGCCTTTTGCTTGATGTTGCTCTTCACCAGCAGCTCTTGGGCTTTCACCAGCTTGTCGACTTTCAGGCGAGTTTCCCGGGCGTGCGCGCAGATGCGATCGAGAGACGAAAACAGCTCGTCGATGGTCTGGGTTTGCGAGAGGGCCTGTTTCTTCGCGGTGTCGACTGCTTGCTCGACATCGCCGCACCACTTCACAGCCTTCTTGGCATCGGCGAAGTCCTGATCCGTCACCAGCGTGGTTTTCACCGAGTCGATTACCGCCAGCGCCGACTCCTCGAACACCTTGAGGTTGCTCGCGGTGACCATGCCGGTTAGCTCGATGCGGAGTGCGGGAAGCTCGTCCGGGGCTTTGCCAACAACGATCGACGGCGCCTCGGCCATTTCGAAGTTGGCCAGGTCGGCCTCGAACTGTTTCCAGCCTTCGACTAGTTGCGCCGCGCGACCGGTGACAGGCCGGTATTCCATGTGCACGAAGTTCTCGGCGGTGCCGTCGGAGCAAACGAAGATCACACGCTCTGCACCGCTCACCAGCAGTTGCTGCTCAAGCTGCCAGTAGTAGTGCGGTTCCAGCTCTCCAGCCTTCACCTGGGCAACCAGCGACTCGTTCCACAGCTTGTGCTCGAACAGGGTCTCGCCAAGCATCGTGGCGCCGTCCATGGAGGCCAGCAGTTTGCCGTCGGTGCCCACGACTGGGTAGAGCTCTTCGCCGATCATGGCCTCGACGAGCGGCCGGGCCAACGCTTCGGTGGCGTGGCCCTTGTCGAAAATGTGCTGCTGGGCCGGGGTGACTTCCGGCGTGATGCCGGTTTTCTTCACGGTCAGCAGTTCGGTTCGGGTCTGGTATTTCGAGACCCCCATCATGGCGGGAGCCTCGGAGGCGGTGTCGTGCTGGGCGCGGAGGGCATTCCACTCGGCGGAGCCTTGAGCTACGTTGTGAATTTTCATACCGGCTCACCTTCAATCGGCGCGAGGCCTTGGATGGTTTCGATCTGCTGATCGGTCAGGGTGTACTTGCTGGCGATGGTCGCGATGACTTTCTCGGGTGTTGACCGGCCCGCGTCGATCGCGGCGCGCCATTTCGGCAGGTTCTCGGCGAGCTTGTCGTCGGGGTAATCGCGGAGTTCATCGGGAGAGGCTGTCGGGCGTGGTGAAACGTCGCGGACAGTTGGCGCGCTTTCTTCGAGCTCGTCCGGGCTGTATACGCCTAGAATCACGTCTGGGCAGTAGAGGCGCGACCAGCGTTTGGTGGCCAGGTAGGCCAGTTGCTGGCGAGGATCGTCCGCCCAGAGTGTGCTGTTGCGGGTGCGAGCCTGGGCCAGAAGCAGCTCAAGGACGCGTGGTTCGTCCTCGCCGCGGAAGGTGGCCCAGACCTTTACGCCTAGGCCTTGCTCGTCCTCCAGCTTCCAGCCCGGGACGCGGTACTCGCCCTTGTCGCCGTTCTTGATGGTGAACTGTCCGATCACCTTCTCCCAGGCCCCGAACCACTCATAGTGCAGGCGATCCATCACCGGTGCGCAGGTGGTAATGACCGCGTTGACCAGCTGAGCCTCATAGCCAAGGACGCCGTTGACCAAGTGCGTTTTCTGGGCCACCGCAAATGGATTCATCTTCCACTGCATCGATTGCATGACGACCGCCAGACAGTCCGCAGGGTTTCCATTGAAGTGCTTCGGCAATGTGGCGCGGCCGGTGGCCATGACTTCGGCCAGGCGCATCATCTTGTCCAGGCTGTCGCCATCCAATACCAGGGCGCTGGTGCTGGTTGCGGCATGCGGCAGGACGTGAAGGTTTCGTTCGTGCGCCACCGGCGCCACGTTTTGTGCGGACATGACTGTTCCTTGCCGCGCCAAGCGCAGCGATGAATGCTTGATTTAGGAGGTGATGCGGTCGGCTAGGGCGCCCAGCAGCATCAGGAAGGTGCAGAAGAGAAGGGTGATTGCAGATCCGCGCCAGTAGGCCGCGCGGCGGGCGACTTGGAGGCGGCTCACGCCTTTACCTCATAGGCTACTGTCCACTCTCCGCAAAGGCAGGCCCGGCCGCTCCAGGCATGCACGTTCGGGATGCCCGCATCGTGAGCCAGCGAAAGGGCGCCAAGCCACTTGGCGTGAGTGAAGGCCAGGATCATGCGGTCGGCGGGCAGCTCTTCAAGCTGCTCATCGATCAGGGACTTAACCGGTGCAGTACTCATGCTGCCTCCTTGCGCCGCTGGCAGGCTTCCAACAGGCGCTTGCAGTAGTGGTTGAACTCGTCAGTGGTGATTGCGCCATCGGTGAACAGGCGAGTGATCAGGTCCTGCACCAGGACGTCGATGTCCGACTGGCTGCCTGGGTCGGCGACCCCGTCCAGGGCCTGGTCGATGAGGATGTGCGGACTCACCAGCCAACCTCCCGCTCCAGATCATCCTGCTCGGCCTGCAAGGCGACAGCTTTTGCTACGTGTGGACGAAGCAGGTCGAGGGCTACTTCCTTGCGGGCCGTCTTGGAGCCCAACAGGTACACCTGTAGGTCAAACATCCTGCCGCCGCTGCCGAAGCTGCCGGCCAGGGCCAGAAGCTCGCCGAAGGCGTCAATTTCGTCTTCGCCATCCTTCTGTCGCTGATTGGCCAGGTCCTGGAGTGCTTGCCAGTAGTCGGCCTGGGTGACTTCGCCGCGGTCCGACTTTTTGTAACCCCACTCGATGCGGTAGCCGAGTATCAAGCGTTCGGCGTTCGTTTTCAGCCATTCAGCCTCGGCTTCGGCCTGGGCTTCCTCGCTCACCGGAGGAGGCAAGCGTTCGTCATACTCAAACTGTGCTTCGCGTAGTGCGCTCATGGTCGCCTCCAGGGTGGCGGGTTACTCGGTGGGCGGGGCGGGGAGTGGCTGCCAGTGCGTAGGCGTGATGTCGCAGCGGTCGCCGTCGATATAGCGCCAAGGCCGGTGCTCATTGCCGCAGGTCATGGCGAAGAAGGGGCCGTCGTTGGTCTTCTTGCCCAGGCGATACACCAGCACGCGCTGGCGAATGGGCGGAAGCCTGTCGCTGCACTTGATCCAATCGCTCATGGCGACCTCCAGTGTTTGGGGTTATGCGGTGGTTGGCACGGCTTCACGAAAGCGCGAAGGGCTCCAGTCGCACGATTCGTCAGCAGGGATGTGGCCGAACATCAGCGTGCAGCGGCGGCAGTGCACGCAGTCACCGCAGGTCTTGCCCTCGGGCAGATTCATTTGGTCTGCGTTATCCGTCGACCGTGGTAAAGGCGCTCGTTGCTCGCTCATGACTTGCTCCTGGTTGATCCAACAAAACTCGGCTGCACTCATCCGATCCACTGGTTGCCGTTGGGCGTGGAGGGGAGTGCATGCGACTTGTGTCGGGGAAGACGAAAGCCCCGTTGGACGTCGGGGCTTTCGGGTGCAGCTCTACGATGCAGTGATCTCAGAGTCAGAATTTTGGGCGGGACAGTGATCGCCAGAACGACCGCCGACCCTCAGTACATCGCCAGTGCTCACGGTGAAAGCGCAGTGGATCGGTTGGCAGGCCGGCAGGGATAGGCGGTTCTGGCCGCACATGACTCAGCGCTGCGCCGATCAGGATGATCTGGAGCATGGTGCTCTCCGGTTGGGTTGTGATGCAGAAGGCCGGTGCTGATCTCCGGGAATAGCGGTCATCGCTTACGCTGCTCAGCAGCAGCGGCTGTTAGCTCAACCATCCGCATCGGGGTGTGATCTACGACGGGTTTCGAAGCCCGCAACCACCACGGCTCCAACCTATGGGCATCCAGCCCTATTCCGGTCGGGGGTAGCCCTACCATTGAGCTACGCAGATCACACCCCGATGCGCTCTCATAGAGAGGATCGGGCAGTTAACGACAGGCTGTCGTGGCGCTGGTTGTTCAGCCGATGATGATCGGGTCTGCAATGAAGTCGTTGAGCGACTGCTGTTGAGCGTCATCGCTATCGAGGAAGCGAATCGCCCAAGGCATCAATGTCTGGACGGTACCGTCAGCCATTTCGACGATGGCGACGCTGAAATTGCCAGGGCCACTCTCGAACTCCTCGTACTCAACGCCCCAGCCGTGAAACTTGCCTTCTGCCGCGTCTTTTATCCCTGTCCGGCGCCCACGATCGTCGTGCAGGGCCTTCATGGTCATAACTGGTCGCATCGTCTTGCCCTCCAGGGCTGTTGATTTCAGATAGAAGCGAGCTTGTCGGCCCTATCCAGCAGGGCGATGCAGACTCGCTCGTCGAATCTGTCGGTCGTGCGGTACTGATCGACCGCTTGCCGGATGACGCCAGCTTTGGCGATGGCCCAGGCTCTGTGCGCTTCGTGTGGACAGTCAAAGCTGCCTACGCTGGTGCGACTGCCATCCAGCCAGTGAACTCTTGCCATGAATGGCTTGCCGCGCTTCGTGTGTGATACCCCGACAGGCAGATCGCCTCGCTGGGATGGTCGATCTATGGCCAAGTTGTTCAGGATGCTGGGCACGAACACCGAAGTTTCCGGACGGTAGATCTTCGCGCCGGGGCTCAAGATGTCCTTGTCTAGGTGATTGCCAAGCCAGGGCTGCTGCTCCATCCAGGCTTTAAAGACGCTGAATCTCAGCCATGGCTCCGCAACCTGGCAGCCTTCATAGTGGCGATCATCACGCTCGCCGAAGCAGCGCCGGAGAATCCCTTTCCACCTGCTGTAGAAGGGGCAGTTGTGATAGCGGGGCAGGTCGTTGATGCCTATCCCAAGAACCAATCCTCTTGCCATGGTTATCTCCTGTGCATCAAAGCGGCCTCGGTGAATCGGCTTTGATGCCGGCCCTGTCGCCAAGGCCAGCCAGTGAAATCAGGCAGCGCGAACTTTGCTGGCGCGCGCTTTCATCTCTTTGCCGTCAACGTCGACGACCAGGTATTCACCGCCACCGCGGCCGGTACCCAGGTTCTTAACACCGACGAATTTGCCGGCCTTCTCCGTGCCGCGAGGATTGGTAAGGATGACCGGCTGGCCTTTGGTAAATGCGCTCATAGGAGCTCCTTTCGTTGGGTTGTGGTTGTCATCCCAAGCAACCCTCGCAAGAAGGCTGCTCAGTGATGCTTTCCGCCGTGACCCGCTACTGGCGGCCGTCATCGGCTTGAATCCAACTACCGAGAAATCCTCGGCAGTTGCTATGTTGTGTTGGCCGCTGCGACGGCATGCCGGGCGCAGCAGCTGAATTCTCTAAAGCTCAACAGACCAGCGAGCCGACGTGTCGGGCAAGGGAGCCTGCTGTGTTACTTACTGTTCACCCGGGCTTATGGCCACTGTCAGGAAAAGAACTCTGGCGCCGGGTGACTCGTCTTCACGTTGTTAAAGAGCGGCGGGCCTCTTGAGGCCCTGTCCAAGTGCAAGTGGACTTGCATTTATAAAAGCATGCTTGTGTTTATAATGCAAGCGAACTTGTGCTTATTTTTAATACTGTATGCATGTACAGATATTCATGAGGTGCAGTATGAGTAAGCAGAAGAAGAGCCAGGGGCCGCAGGAGCGGCCAGAGCTAACTGGCCTGGAGAGGTTGGGGCTCAGGGTTTCAGCAATGATTGGTTCGCCGGTGGCGCAGATTCAGAGGTGGGTGACAATTCATCGCCTGGACACGGACGGCGATCAGGAATGGGAGGCCGTTCTCGAGTTGCTGGCTGAAACTGACGGCATCGACATGACCTTCAACGATGACGGCACGGTCACTTTGAAGTGGGATAGGTCGAGTGACGAGGATCGGGTGATCGAAGGAGGAGAGTTGGAGGAGGTGGATGAACCGCCACCCTTTTAGCTAGGGCACAAAAAAGCCCGCACTTAGCGGGCCTCGGATGGATTCCTGTTTCTAGTCAGAGATCGGCGGATACTTGCCGCTAACCGAGTCCCGATACACGATCTCACTGAAAAGCCTTGGCTCATTGCGTAAAACGGCCAGAGCCTGTTTGGCTTCAGCTTTTGTTTCGAAGGGGCCAGCACCGATAGCCAGGCCGATCATTTGGACTACAGGCAGATCAAGAGCAGATATTGCATCCCTCACACGATCTTGCTCTTCGATATCTCTGCATGGAACTGTAAGTTCGCAAGTTTGTTGGCACACACTTGCAGGATGATTGGCACGGCCCTCAGCGAACGTGAGGGCGGCAATTTGCGCGATATTTGTCACCAACCGGCATCGCAAGGATTTGTCGCGCGGTCGTATAGCTATGGGGATTGTCGCGTTATCACTTTAGCCGCGAAGCGACTCTGGGCAGCATTCGGTTGATGCATGCCTCAGGCGAGGATCGCCCGGGGCATGCAACGACTTAGGCACCGATGACCATATTGGCCATCGTATCGATGGCCGATGCTGCGGGGGCTGGAGCCTCAACCTGCACGATCTGTGTGTAGTAGCTATGCGTGTTGCCGGCCTTATCGATGCTGTGCGTATACACAACGGAGGGGCCTACGAAGCTAGGAAACTCGCTACTGGAGACACTCATTGACCATCGTCCCGCGCTATCGACGGCCACCGTCTTCGTTATGGCAGGCTCGGTACTGGAAGTACCAAAAAACCAATTCATAAGCACCTTGCCATCCGGTTCGGCAGTGCCGGTGAGAGTAAAACCCGCAGCCCTCTCGGCAGCAGTGATCCGATTGTCGCCAGTCACATCATCAATCGTTGGAACTTTTGGGGCTACCGTATCCACTACCACTGCCCGGGTGTTTATGGAGGTCTTGCCGGCGGCCGTAATGGTGGAGTTACCATCGGCTGGCACCTCGCTACGATCGAAGCCCGCCGACCACTTGCCCTCAGTGTCAGCCGTTACACTCTTTCGCGTCCCTCCCCACTCCAGCTCAACGGCACTACCAGCCGCCGCACGACCGCTGACAGTGACGCCAGCGTTCCTCTCGGCAGCATTGACCTGATCGTCGCCGCTTACAGTATCAATCGTCACGTCCCCAGCCCCGCGCGTGAAGGTGTCTTCCCTCCAGTCATCGACCGTGTCGCTGGTCAGTGCGCCCTGGGCCTTAAGGTCGTCAACAGTGGCCGACGAGCCCTTGCCGGCCAGGGTGTAGCGCACCGTATCGGTACGGACCGCACCATCGGCGAACACCAGCAAGTCGCGGGTCAAGCCGATCAGGCCATTGCCGACCGTCACATGCTCGGTCTTGCCATTGACCTCGCGGGTCAAGATGATCGAGCCTGATTCGCTATCCAGTGTCTTGTGGTAGTCCGCCCAGGTGCCGGTAAAGAAAATACGGTCTTCGCCGCCCAACAAATTCTTGGCATTAACGGTCGCACCCGGGGTGACGAACACTTGATCCACCCCGGCGGAACCGGCAAGCACCTGGGCCACGCCTGGGGTCGGCAACGCAAAGTTGGGCCCCGGCTTGGCAAACCCCCGCACGCTGCCTCCTGGGTTATCCGGCAACAAGGCTCCCGGATTACCGGAGGTGACCTGGGTATTCCAGTCGTCGGCCGTAGTGTCGGTCAGCGCGCCCTGGGTTTTAAGATCCTCGGTGCTGGCCGCCAGCCCCTTAGTAGTCAGGGCCTCGCGCACGGTGTCGGTACGCACGCTGCCATCGGCAAACACCAGTAGGTCACGGGTCACGCCAATTCGGCCATTACCAACCATCACGCGTTCGACTTGGCCATCAACGGTGCGGGTAAAAACGATAGCGCCGTCATCCGTGAGGGTCTTGGTGTAATTCGACCAATGCCCGGTAAAGAAGATGCAATCCTCCCCCCCGAGCAGTTGCCGAGCATCGAGCGACACCCCCGGTGCCGCCCGCACAACGTTCGACACGCTGTTGCCGCTGACTTTTACATCGCCACTCAGGCGATAGTCATAATCGACCCCATTAAGCCTGTACCGAGCCCCCTCGGTGCGCAGGTCCAGGATGTCACGGCTGGTGGATGGATTAATAAGATAGAGCAGGTTGGTTGACATGGATGATTCCTGTTATATGAGAACTTGAGGTCTGCGGCGTGCACTGGTACGCGATGGGCGGTGTCAGGCTGATGCAGATACACTGGAACGTGGGGCAAGGCTGCGCCGCCGATGCCAGCGCAACGGCCTGACAATATGTCCTTGCATCCGAATAAAAGAACTCCGCCAGCGGCGAAAGGCGCGCTCCAAGCGGGGGAGCTTGACGTAAAGTCAACGGCGTTTCAGAAGAAACAGAGCCACGAGTTAGCGGGAAACCCAGCCGCCTTAGGACTCGTCGAGTTCGATACTGCGTTCGCAGTGCCTGGAATCGAGCCGATCCAGGAAGCGGCATAACACGCAGCCCCAGCGCCTGCCTGCACGGGCCGCCTTCCCGGCCCGGCTGCTAATGGTCTCGTCTTCATGACCGCCTAACGCCGCGTTCACCAGTTGGTCGTGCGCAATTGCCAATCTCCAGGCGCGCTGACTGCCAACCAAGGCGGCCAGCAGCATCCAAAGGGCGACCACCAGCGAACCGAGCAGGCACAGCAGCCAAAGGCCGATCAACGACAGACGCTTTATGCAACAGCCCCCACGGGAAAATTAGGCGGCCAGCCGCCGGTGAGATCACAAATCCCTGGGGAGTTCTGCACGTTCGCAGGTATACACTTGCGGGATGATTGGCACGGCCCTCAGCGAACGTGAGGGCGGCAATTTGCGCGATGTTTGTCACCGACCGGCATCGCAAGGATCCTTGCGTGCGGTCGTATGGCGATGGATTTGGGGGCGCTTAGCCGCGAAGCGATTCTGGCCAGCATGAACTTGGTTGGCGCATGCCTCAGGCGTGGATAGCCCGGGACATGCACCAACGACTGGCTTAGGCACCGATCACCATGTTGTCCAAGGGGGAGACTATCAGGGTACCCGGCTCACTTGCGTCCATCTGCACCTGATAATCTCGATCCGAGGAGTTACCGATTTGGTCCCGAACAAGTAAATGGAGGGTACCGTTACCGTTCAGGATTTGTTCATTAGTCAACGTCAACGACCACTTGCCGGTATCGTCGACGTTCACATTTTTCGAGTCTCCATCCAAATTCCAATAAACGACCATCTTGCTGCCCGCCTCGGCACTGCCGGTTAGGGTGAGGCCGGCAGCCCGTTCGGCGGCCGTGATTCGATTGTCGCCAGTCACCGGATCAAGCACCGGTTTATCCGGAGCGATCGTATCCACCGTCACCATCCGGTTGATTGTGGATACTTTGCCGGTTTGGCTGGTGACGGTGGCTGTAATGGTGGTGTTGCCATCGGCTGGCAACTCGTCGCTACTGAAGGACGTAGACCACTGGTTATTGGCGTCAGCCGTTACGCTCTTGCGCGCACCCGCCCACTCCAGCTCAACGGTACTGCCGGCCGCCGCACTACCGTATACAGAGACACCACCAGAATATTTGTGGTACTTACTCACCTGATCCTTGTAGCCCACTTCGGCAATCTTCGGCGCTCCGGGTCCACCCGTGAAGGTATCACTCTTCCAGTCATCGACCGTGTCGCTGGTCAGTGCGCCCTGGGCCCTTAGATCGTCGACGGTGGCCGACGAGCCCTTGCCGGCCAGGGTGGAGCGCACCGTGTCGGTACGGACCGCGCCATCGGCGAACACCAGCAGATCGCGGGTCAAGCCGATCAGGCCATTGCCGACCGTCACATGCTCGGTCTTGCCATTGACCTCGCGGGTCAAGATGATCGAGCCTGATTCGCTATC